GACAGATCTTGGCGCAGTTGCTGTACACAAAGATTCCATTACGATTTGCAGTTTTGAATGTGGGTCCAGATACCCAGTTCGGAACTACACGTCGTCTGGATGTTCTTGATATCTCCAAGCGAGATATTACAGAACAAGGAAAGCGTTTATTTGTAAACGCAATCACGGTGCGTATCTCTAGTGAGATTGCTCCGACTACATTCAACAAACTATACAAGGTGCAAGAACTTCAGGTCACAGGTCCGACTGACGGCGGTAGCCAAATTATTGGTCGTAATCAGTTTACTCCTATCGAGTTCACTATCCCCGAATAATACGGAACCCTTACCCAACTAGTTAGGAGAAGAAATGGCATATAGCCGCCCAGGTGTTTACATCAGTGAACGCCTACTACCAGCACCACTACCAGGTGGTGTCACCGCTAATGCTGCTGGCGCTGTTGTTGCACCTTTTGCACAAGGACCAGAAGCCGTAACGCTTGTTTCATCTTGGTATGAATTTACTAAGTACTTTGGAGGCTATAACGCCTTATACCCAGCCACTTTCCAAGTTGGCGCATTCTTTTCAAATGGAGGACGTGAACTTTATGTAAAGCGTCTTCTTGCTGCAGACTCTACGACAGCATCAGTTGACCTGATTACCTCAGGAGATGCAATTGTTGCGACTGTTACATCTAAGAACGCAGGAACAGATGGTAATAAACTTCGTATTGTTGTTACTGCTGGATCAGTTGCTTCAACATACACGATAACTCTTCTCAAGGAGTCAGGTGTTGCAGATGACATCGATGACGATATCCTTCTTGAGCGTTATGAGAACGTGGTATTTAATGACCCAACATCTACAGATTTTGCAGAGACAGTCATCAACCTCGTTTCACCAAACATTGAAGTCAGCGATAGCGATTCTGGTGTTCCAGTTTCAACTACCTATCCGTTGACAGGTGGTTCAAATGGAACTGCTGTAGTTGCTACTGACTACACAAACTACAAGGCAAGCGGCGATGCAGTAATCGAAGACTTTGCCCCTATTGATCGCCCACTTGTGTTCTTCCTTCCAGACGTTAACTCGTTAGCATCAGGTAGTGCAGGAGTATTTGACACAGTAACTTCATGGTCAGAATCAAACAATGGATTTGTTGTTATTGATACTGATCCCGACTACACAGTTACAAATGCAATTTCGTTTGCTGGTTCTTTGACAGACACAAGCAATGCTGCTGTCTACTACCCGCACGTGTATATTGCTGATCCACTAGGACGTGGAAGTGGCGCCCTTCGCAAGATCGGTCCAGCAGGTTCTGTTGTAGGTCTCTACCTATCAACTGATGCAAGCCGTGGAGTGTTCAAGGCTCCAGCAGGTATCGGTTCAGCAATTCAAGGAATTGTTGCAATGGAGCGCTCTTTCTCATCTGCAGAACTCGACTCAATGAACGCAAGCACATCTCCAGTAAACCCAATCCGTCAGATTCCTGGCGCTGGTCTTTCTGTTATGGGTGCTCGTACATTGAAGCAAGATGGCACTGCTAACAAGTATGTCAACATGCGTCGCTCTCTCATCTACATCCGTAAGAACATCAAGAACCTTACTGAGTTCGCTATCTTTGAAAACAACGAGGAAAGACTGTGGGCACAAATCCGCACAAACCTCAATGTATTCCTAGGCGAATACAGGAACCAAGGTGGTCTACGTGGCACAACTCCAGCACAATCTTACTTCGTTAAGTGCGATGCTGAGAACAACAGTGCACAACAAATCGCTAACGGCGAAGTCCATATCCAGGTTGGTGTTGCATTGCAATACCCAGCAGAGTTCATCGTCATCGACCTCAGCCAAAAGACGCTGAACTAAACCGAAGGAGAAAAATAAATGGCAGTAATTAACAATCGGTCAACACTATTGACTGATCCATTACGTAACTTTCGATTCTTAGTTACGTTTCAACCACAGGGGAACATGGCTGATCTTGGCCTAACTAAAGCAACGCTTGGGTTTACCTCTGTATCAGGATTGTCGGTTGCTACCGACTCTATTCCTTACCGTGAAGGTGGCTACAACACCACTGTCCACCAGATTCCTGGTCAGACAACCTTCACACCCCTAACACTTCAGCGTGGTGTTCTTATCGGAAGCAAGCAGAACTGGGACTGGATGCGTAACTTATTTGCAACAGTCACTGCTGGTAACACCACTCGTGGAGTAGACCAGAACTTCCGTTGCGACCTAGAGATTGCAGTGCTATCGCACCCAATGCCTGGATCACCAAACCAGAACGACACAGCAGAAACATCAACAGACCACGTAGCGATGCGCTTCAAGGTGTACAACGCATGGCCTACCTCAGTTGCATACTCAGACCTTAACGCAGGTGACAACGCACTACTCGTAGAGCAGATGACGCTTGTTCATGAAGGCTTTGATATCAAGTGGGCTGAAAACTACACAGACACAAACACCAAATTCTAATAAAGGACTAACATGACGCAAACAATTAGTGCAGCGACTAACCCCGCATTGGCAAATAACTTGATTAATTCTGCATTGGCTGAGACGCCAGTACAGAAAGAAGTAAAGATCACACCTCCTTCGGACAACACTGTGAATCTCCCTGGTGGCTATCTAACAGCCACTGGGGAGATCATCACGGAGGCCGAGGTACGTGAACTTAACGGCTCTGATGAAGAGGCTATTGCTCGTTCGGCTAATATCGGTAAAGCAATCCTTACAATTCTTAACCGTGGAACAGTTCGTATCGGCAATCAAAAAGCCGATGAGAAGTTACTAGATCAACTACTCTCTGGTGACAGAGATATGTTGGTACTGGGAATTCTTAAGTCGACCTTCGGTAAGACCGCTGACATTGGCGGATACTGCGAAGGATGCGAAGAGGTAAAGACAGTACAAGTTGATCTTGATACAGACATTAAAGTCAAGGCTCTAATGGACCCAATCAATGATCGAATTTTTACTGTACAAGGAAAAACTCGTACATACACGGTGCAACTTCCTACAGGAGTCACTCAGAAAGAGATGCTGGTGAACTCTGACAAGACATCGGCAGAATTAACGACAATTATGTTAGAGAACACAGTGATGAAGATTGATGAGTCTCCAGTACTCAGCAAACTTCAGGTGCAGAACTTAGGTCTTGTAGATCGTCGCACTATCAGTGAAGCAATCAACAAGCGTCTATGTGGCCCTCAGTTCGATGCGGTTAAGGTGACATGCCCTGACTGCGAAAGTGAGGTATCTGTTCCCGTTAATTTCGGGACCTTGTTTCGCTTCTAGCGTTACGCCATACACGCATTTACTTGCGGAGTGGTCGGTCTTAACTAACGAGTACAGCGGATGGACACTAACAGAGATTAAGTCTCTGTCAGTCAGAGAACGTAAGAACTGGCTAGAGATAGCCAGTCAAACCAGTAGAAAGGGATAGTCATGGCTAACAAGATGGTTGCGAACATCAAGTCGCTGACTACAGAGACCCGTGGTCTAACCAAAGAGGTCGAGTCCCTTTACAAGTCAATTGAAAAATTAAATGCGATTGCTGGTAAAGCGTTTACAGATGTTAGAGGCGCTATAGATTCTTCTGGCGGTTCTATGGGACTGATGAAGGGAAATACTCGCCCTGGCGTAGGAACAGACAATGCACGGTTTACACAACCGCCTACGCCAACAGGAATGTCTCCTGCTGGCGGAGGAAACTCTATTTCTAAAAGTAAAACAACGTTTGCTCAAGAAGGACCTGAAGATCCAAACGTTGCAAGACTTCAAAAATACGGTGGGATTGCAAAAATGTTTATGGCACTTCCTGCGGGTGCCTATGCTGCAACTCCCGATGTTGGATTGACTATGGGCCGTGCTCTTGGCTACTACCAAGCAGGTTTAACATCACCAGGAATTAGTCGTAATCAATTACAACGAGCAACCTTCGGTGCAATGAGTGGAGGACTCTCCAGCGTTGGCTCTGATGCAATTGTTGCAGCGGGTCTTGCAGGTCGTGGATACACTCCTGGAAGTGCAAACTACCAACAGGCTGCTAGTCAAATTGGTGGAGCCTATAAATATTTAGGTATGGATAACGCTGTAGCAACACAGGCTATTGCTGGATTCCAAACTGGTCCTATGGGAGCAAACCTATACCAGTATGGAATTACCACACGAGATAATTCTGGAAAAGAAAAAACTCCAGGACAACTTGCAAAAGAGTTAATGAACGTAATGGGTGGAGGAAAAGCAACCACTCAACAAGTCCGTGAGTCATTCCAGCGTGGTGCGTTAGGTGCAAATTTAAAGACCATGGGATTTGATGCTGCACAGCAAGAGATCTTATATCAATCAATGATTGATCTTTCTGCTGGTAGAGACCCAGATCTTGCAAAACGGGGAAGTGCACAAGGCACAGATAAAAATTCAAACACCATGCTTACTGCTCAAGGAAGAATGAACGCCTCTCAAACAGGCTTAATGACTAAGGGCGAAGAGTCAATGATCAAGGGCTTTGAGAATGCTGCCGATACGGTAGAAGCATTTAACCGCGTTCTATCAAATGTTATCCAACCACTGTCTCAACTCAAGGGTCTTGTAGGAGGAGTTGGTGCTACAAATGTTGGCGCTGGTCTTGCAACCTCTGCTTCTCTGCTTGCTAGTGGCGTATCAGATCTTGCAAAAATTTTATTGTCAGGACTTACTAAAGGAAAAGGTGGAGGTCGCACTGGTTATGGTGCTGGATTTGGAATTGGTGGATCAACAGGTGGCTCACCAGTTGCAGGAGGCATAACTGCTGGCTATGGTGAAAAAGGTAGTGTGTGGAACGGTACTAACGGCACTCACAAAGGAACAGACTACGCAGTCCCAATAGGTACTCCAGTAACTTCTTGGAAAGAGGGCGTTGTATCTAACGAGGTTCTAGATTCAGGATATGGAACAGCAGTGATGATTGATCATGCTGATGGTCATCAAAGTATTTATGCTCACCTCAGTGCAAAAAGTGTAAACGCAGGAGACGCAGTAAAAGCAGGTCAACGTATCGGTAAGTCTGGTGCTACTGGAAATGTAACTGGTCCTCACCTGCATTTTGAACTTAGAAAAGGAAAGAATAACCCAGTTAATCCTGCGGGATATACAAGTGGTTCTGCTTTACTAGGAGGAAATTACATAAGCGGAGTTGTTGCGCCTACTTCAAGTGAGTTACTCTCTACTGGTTCTGCATCAAATACTTCAACTATGTCCTCAGGTTCTTCTGTAAATATGTCTAGCAGTGGAAGTCAAGCAGAGTTTGCTACAAGTTTACTAGCAGGATTAGGTGCACCTACAACTGAAGGAAATGTAAAAGCCTTAACAACATGGATGCGCTTTGAAGGTGGACACTGGATC